CTTTCTTCGCCGTAAACATATTCCCATAATCCAGTATCCACTACATAAGGTGCAATATCGCACATGCAGTTTGGGTGAACTGGTGGGTCGCCATTGGGGAATTGCTCACCAATGTCTATTGGCGAAGCATCATAGTTTTCTTGACATTCATCGCAAGGGTCTGCGACTAGATATTGAATTTTCTCTACACCGCTATCGGCATAAAGGTCTTTACTTGCCTGTACTACTGCTCGGCTCATTTCTGTACCAGCAATAGTAATTGCTCTTGAATCGTCACCAATGATGTATGAAATATCATCGGCTACTTCTTTGCGTGTGGCACCTCGTTCTAAGCCCTCAGCGAGCGCTGTGCCAATTCTATTTAGGGTAGTGTTAGTAATCCCCTGAATCACTATCGAACGACTCTGTAATAGGCGTCTAAGGCTTTCTGGTGGATCTACCAAAGCAGCAGCAGCACGATTGCCTGCTCGCCATTTATTCCAGTTAATAGTTAATGCTCTTTGCAGTTGTTTCTTGTTCGGGGCAGCCTTCTGTATTCCTACTGCTCTAGCCAATTCATAAGTCGTTATGTCTTCGCCAAGAATATACGCTTCTGCATATAACCTACCGAGTGCAGAGTTGAGTCGGGTTATATCAAGTTTGGGCGCATGAATGCGTACCCAGTCCCGAGCCAACTGACTATGAACTTTCGCTGGCAGATTTTCGTTCAGATTATCCATAGGGTTCTGTAACGAAAACCAAGAGTCAAGAATCTGATTGACCGAGAACATATCTTTTATGCCCAGTCTTATAGAACGAACGAAACGAACCGCAACTCTAGTTTTTAGTCGGGTTCTATTCGGTTTCATTAGAGTCCTATATATCTTTCGGCGTACCAGCGAGCAGATTCTTCATCGTTGATAGCAACATACTTGTTGATAACTTCGGCGTAATCTGCTTCAACCACTTCAAAATTGAATGGTCGTTTGCGATTACTCTTACGCAGCCATTTTAGAAATGCTTTGACTTCTTTGACAGCATTGTCCGTATTGTCCTCAGACATTTCTTCAACAACACTTGGCTCAGGTTTGCCTGTTTCAGTTTCAGGTTTCTCGCCAATAGTTAATGGGCTATCAACTGGCGTAGCATCATCACCGCTTAATGCAGAAGCATAACTAGCAGTAGCAGCATCAATTATTCCATCAGGCGATAAGAAGAATAATCCTGAACCGCTATAAAGCATTGGCATATCTGCTTGCGGAGTATCTAGTAAAGGTAATCCCATTGTTGATCTTGCTTCGTTTACAGTGCGTCCGCCATTTTTTAATTCAATATCAACTCGGCGTGCTTCTGATTCGGTATCAATCTTGCTCTCAAATAAAATCTTAAACTCTAATTCACGAGGCATTCCTAGATACAGGTAAGATAAATTAGTTAATTGTCTGCTAACCCAATCAGCCAATGGTTGAATACCGATAATCTCTGCTGAAAGTGATTCGCCCTTCTGTAAGCCAGAAGCACCCAGAGAGCCACTACCGCTGAAACCGATTTCACTAGGTAATACGCCGAAGTGTCCGCAGATAGATGTAATCAAATAGTTATCTAATACATCTTTGAATTTCTCACCATATCCGTCATATTGAATTGGTGTCATACCAGCAGGTAATAAACGAGCACGCTTTCTTTGTGCAGTTTGTCCTGCTAAATCATCATTGAAGATATTCTCATACGCTCTTAATAATTCAGGATTATTGCCGAAGGTAGCATCAGTAGTGAATAACAGTTCAGGCAGTACGCCATCTGTATATTCGGCTCTTATCCATTGTTGTCTGCGTAGGTAAATATCTGCTAAAGGTAATGCTCTTTCAACTGGGCTGAATCCGTAGATAGTCCATGAGCGACGATTCTTAACTAAGTAAGATAATTCGTCAGATGTAAATTCACCATCAGCATCTTCAATTTCATTCGGCGCCATAAACTCTGAACGAGGGAAACCAAATAAGATTTGTTGGAATGCTGGGTTCGGCGGCATTGGTCGCATACCACGATCATCAATCAATGGCTTGATAGTTGAGCCATCAAGAATTTGAAATCCAAATAAATCTCCGCCTACTGATTTCTGTGGCCAAATAGCCCAAGCATCAATAACTAAGATTTCTTCTAATGCTAAGTTAATCCAGTCAGACCATGTATATCCGTTGTTCTTATCAGGCTGTTCCCAGAATCCTCTGAGTCTTGCAATGTCTTCAGTGTAATTAACTCTTGCTTCAGCCATAGCACGAACATGATCTTTGCCTGATTCAGCAGCGATTTTTTCTGATGCATCATCTGACAGAACAATGTCCCAGTCCATACCAGTAATTTTATTCTTCACTACTTCAATACACCTGCGGATAATATCTACTTGATCAGCAGTTGAGCGAAGCGTAGTGAAAGGAATAAGTTTAGTTGGCGTGATATTGATATTTTGCGCAACTTGATATTCATATCTTCTTGGGTCGGCTCTACCATCTTCACGAACAGGATTGATTGCTCCCGGAATTAACGGATTGCCCGGAGTGAAAGGTACATTTGGCCATATCGCATTTCGTGGTAATGAAACCGATTGACCATACTGTTGATTCATGATTCCTGAACGATTAACCATTTCTTGTTCAGTCATGGTTACAGAACCAGCAGGTAGATTTGGTGCTTTCTCTATCTCTGCTGCAACTCGCTTAGCGAATCTATCTAATAGACCCACGCTATGCCTCCTAAGCGTGTACTACTACACGATATTGATTTGAAGTTGGTGCTACTGAGAATAATAGTGTAACAGCAGTTGTTGAAGTATGTTCAACATCGCATATCACTTCAGCATATTGCCCTGAGTTAGTATATACGCTAACAATTACATCTCGGGTTCCAAGATTGTGTGAAATAACATAAGAAGTGGCTGTTCCGTCACCAACATTGGCTGCATATTTGCGTACCGCAATGGCTGTGTCTAATTGAAAGCCTGATGCTCCAACTGTTAATCCACCACTGGCTACTGCAACACCAGTGAAGTTATTGCCTGTAAGAAGTACGCCATTACTTGCTGTATAAGTACCAGCGCCAGAAAATTGTTGAAATACAACAGGGTCAGTTCCAACAGTTGTAACTTCATCAACCATTACCCAACCAGTATTAGCAAAAGTTGAACCTGCGTCAACGAATGTAAAGTCACCACCTGCCATTTCTGCGGCAGTATCAAAATCAGTGGCACGAGTTAGAACCCAGTTGGTTGAGCCATCGCCTACTGTTGTTAATGTATAAATACCATTTTCAAAAGTATTTGTTTGGTCTTTAACTAATATACGAGCAGTTGCGCTAGGGCTTACGCCATCTGTGCTAAATGCTGTTTGCGCTCCAGCGTTTGTAAGTGTTGCGCCAACACCAGCAGTTCCGTTGCTATATGTAGCATTAAGATTTGTTGTTGTTGCAGCATATGAAGCAGCATGAATATGTAATCCTTCTGCTACGCCATCAACATAACCTTTAGTTGCGGCATCTGTTGCAACAGTAGGAATTGCTAGATTAGTAATTTTGACATTGTTGAAATTAACATCTGCCAAAGGAACAGCGAGTGCTGAAAGATTGATTGCGCTATGTGCGGAGTTATCGTGTGTTGGCGTACCATGAGTATGGTCTGCTCTGGCGATAGATGTGCTAGTACCATCAGCAGAAGCAGCGCCGAAAGTTGTTTGAGCAGTAACAGATGCAAATGAAGGCATTCCGTGTGTATGGTCATCACGAGCAGGAGCAGTTCCAGTTCCTACTGCTGCTGAACCACCAACAGATAAATTGCTTGCCGCATTATTAGTTAATGATGGTGTTCCGTGTGTGTGATCTGCACGAGCATAGTTGTTTGATGAACCACTACCACTTGTTAATCCGTATGAAGTTTGTGCTGTTACTGTGCCGAAGTTAGATACCTGAGCCCATGTAGCACCATCATCAAAATATAGAAGTTGTTGATCAGTTGCGTAGTAAAGTCTGCCAGCAGTTCCAGCAGCAGGGCGAGCAGCGAATACACCATATAGAACTTCTGACTCAGCCTGTGTGCTTTCCCATGCACTACCATTATAGAAATACAATTCGTTATCATTGGTGTTGTAATAAATCTGACCAGCGACTGGTGTGCTAGGAGCAGTACCAAGATTTTGAATTACCGCATTTTGTAATTCATTCTTGTTAAGGTCTAAGCCAACTAGATATTTCTTTGATGCCATTATTTATCTCCTAGATTATGTAAGCGGTACCAGTGAAGGCGGAATTAAAAGTTATTACCATTTGATTAACTGTTGGATAACTGAAACTGCCCTCGCAATTAGTTCCTGCTGAATCCAATACTACTGCTGTCGGATTGAAACCAAGATTATGATTTATCGTCCATGTTGCACTTGCGCTTGCTTGTGTATGTGTATATGCAACATCTCCCGGACTGAAAGCGCCTGCTGGTCCTTGTGGTCCCGGAGTTGTTACTTCAACAATAGGAATTACTGGTTGAACTACAATGATATCGCTCATGGTGTCCTCGTTACTTGTGGGCTGACCTGAACAGTTCCTTGTACTAATCTTGTGACTACGCCAAGAGTTGAAGTGATTTCTATATCGTAAGAATATTTACCATTGGTGATTAATGCTGTTTGTGCTGCTGTTGCATGGCACTCTATCAATCCAGTTGCGCCAGTAATTGTAATTCCGCTGCTAGGTGAAGTCAATGTTAATACTGCTGTTGCTGCTAATGGTGAAGTTCTAATTTGAAGTGCTGCTGTATATCCAGTTATATTGACTGGTGTTCCATCTGGGTTCTTGTAAGTAAAGTTTATGAACCAATCCGCACCTTGATCAATAACTGTGTTATATGTGACTGCCACTTATTCTCCGTTCAGCGAAGCATTGCAATAATTACAGACGATACTGGTTTTCGGGCTAGGCATCTGGCAACTTGGGCAGATTATAGCCATACCAGCAAGACCAGCATGTGATACTGAGCCATCTTTTAATTCTGTCAATGCCCATACTAGCGCATCTAATCTATCAGGTGATTCAGTTGCTTCGGGTGTCCACATTACCATCTGATCTTCTAACTGTGGAAACGCACCAACATGATGAACTCTTGATTGTTCATATAAAGCCGAGATAGGTTCTGCTCTTACCCTTTTACCTCTAGTCGCATGAACTTTAGTAACAGGTGCATTTCTATCTACTTGTTGTAATACCATGATGACCATATCTCCGCCATTATTTGTTTCAGCGACGATTCGGTCTGCTTTCCATTTCCTAAATGCTTCAACTGCTCTCTTGCCCCACTCGTTTGGAGTAGATCGTAAAGTATCATCAGCGAGGACATAGAAGTGTCCGTCTGCACTTGCTCCTGCTGTGACGATTCCTGTTTCATCTGAGTCTTCTCCGCTGGTTACTGCTGGGTCTATTGCTACTACTATGCGATACAGAGGCGGAAGTTTGTCTGGTGTAATTCTGGTATTTTCAATCCAGTCACGAATCCATAATGCGCCTTCGGCAGCATCAAGAAGTTCACCGTATAACTCTTGCCTTCCTGTGCGAGTTCCTTCGTATCTCGCTCGCAACTCAATGAGTGCGCTCTCAGATAAGTTTTTAGCATTATCAAATGTACTTCCTCGCGTAACATAAACAGAACCATCTGTTCGTGTTGTCCAATCACGGAGGAGTTTGATTGGCTTCGGAGTGGTAGTAACAACCACTCTAGGTCTGTCGCCTATACGGAGTGCTGGTGCTAAACCTTCTGTCCAAGTTTCATACGGATACGGCCACATGGCTAACTCATCTAACCAAGCACCTGATAAATTCAAACCACGACCTGCGTCTGGGCTGTCAGCGCCAAACATGTGTACTACTTGACCGTCTTTGAATAGTATTTTGTATGAAGATTTATTGTATGTGTAATCAATATCTGATTTAAGGCCACGATGATGAAGCGCTTTGAGAAATCCTGATGGTCCTTCTACGCAAACATTTTTAGTATCAGCGAAGCGTGGTGCAATAACAGCCCATTGTGTAGGTGTTCCGTCAGGCGCTTTCGGATTTTCTAATATCCTTCGGGCTAACCATTCGCCACCAGTTCTAGTTTTACCCCAACCTCTACCGGAAAGAATTAACCAAACATTCCAATCGCCTTCAGGTTCTTGTTGTTCAGGTCTCCCGATGAACCACCAAGGTTTACGAGATAAATCTATTATTACATCTTCAGGAAGGGTCTGTATCCACTTCTGTCGTTGTTGCGCTGACATTGATTGAATCTTGTCCCGAATTGATAAACTCATCTTTTGAATCGCCCTCGTCTAAGTATGCTAGAACTGCCTTCTTCGCTTCTTCAACGGATAGTGTAATTGGTGCGCCGTTAGGTCCACTGATCTCTTGTCTGATCTTATCGTTTCTGCCCCAACGCTCCCCATGTTTTCTTTCTAATAACCAACTTGCTGCTTGCCAAGTTCCGTTATCTGCTGCTTGTCTAATTCTAGTAACACTTTCTATCTCAGCAAGCGCTTCTGCTCGTTCAACCGACTCCAGAAACTCTAATAATTCTGGTGATGCGTCTGGCTTTTTTGCCTGTTCTAACCAAGAATAATAAGTTGCTTCGCTTATTCCTACTAGTGCTGCTGCTACTTTAGCGTAGTTTCCTGCTCGTATAGCAGTAGCAATTTTCTGTGTTAGTTCACTTGTTAATTTAGTTGATCTAGCCATCATGCTCCAAGAGTTTGCGCTGCTATTTTTGTAGCATCGTGATTATCTAATACCTTCGTTCCGTAAACTGTCGGCTCATCTTGTAAGGCTTCTGCCAAGTTTTCGGGTTTCACGAAAGTTGCCTGTCCTAGCAATTCGTCATCTCCGCGACCAGTAATCCAACCTTCATTCAACATCAACGCTGTACCAGCATCTATTGCTTCTAAGAAAGTATATTGCGTTCCGCCACCATCACCTGAAATAGTGGACATATCAACTGCCCATTTATATCTAGATGCTAATACTGCTCCACCCCATAAATTATCTGCGCTGAATTGACCTGAATAGTACTTCTCCCAGCCTTCAGGTAATTTATGATGAGCATACATACGGTTGCATGCGCCGTGAATTCTTATTTGTTTATTCTCAGGCAATTTATTATTTGCCTCGATAATATGATGTGTGCCTTTATCCCAGTCTATTCTACTAAACGCACCTGCCCATAACATTCTTGTACTGAACGAACCTTTGTTGCGCATATAAGGGTGCGGTAAATATCTAGATTGAATATTAAGTTTTTCTAAATTGATAACATTTATTGGGCGAATCGTAATTACATCTTTACATTTTTGAAGTAGTGTAGGTATTTCGCCTTTTAATTCTGTTGGGTCGTGAATGATAACTTTTGCGCCTACGCTGATCAATGCTTCTGTTTCTATATCAAACTTTTGTGTAGTTGCTGTGATTATTGCAGGCATTTCGTTCGCTATACGAACAGCATCAATCAATGCAAGGTTTTGATACTGGATATTCCTGCCCCAGTCCCTTGTTTGTTTTTCTGTACGATTACCTATTTTGAATAATTTAACATTATGCCCTGCCGAAACTAATCCGTGAAATAAATGCGCTGTATAGGTTGGCCACCCACCGTATTTGACATCGGGAAGGTAGAACAACGCCACATTCATTATTTTTTAGAACCTATTTTGAATTCAGTTTCACCGCTAACAGCAGACGCTAAACCTATTTCTCGTTCGGTTCTTCTTTTGCGTGCTTCTGATTGTTCAACTGCATAAGTGAAACAATCTTTCATGCCACGCAAACAGTAATAAACAACTGTGTATCTATATGCATCTTTTGCTACATGCGCAATAGGTGTTACTCCGTGAAGTAATCTAAATCCCGGAAAGAATAATACCCAGCCATCTCTGCATTCAATTACGACATTGTATTCTGGAATTGATAAATAACCGCCACGAGTGCCTCTGCGAATAACTGGCATAGCAGACCACATATCAAAATTGTTACCATCGTAATGGTATGGGAGTGTTGATGTTTTGTTTACAACACCACTTGTCCACAATGATCGCTCACTAATACGCCACTCATCAGATACTTCTTTAGTTTCTTCTTGGTCTTTATTAAATATATCTGGCGCAATTTCGCGCATCATATCTGAAAGAATATCTGCTGCTCTTGTTAATATATCGTGTTCTTGAGGTTGTTCATAAGACATAGCAGTAGGTCTGCATGCTTCACGAGTTTGAAATGGTTTGCGTGGCGCCATGCCGAATGTGCGAGAATGATTCTCAGTTCCAGTTGATTGACGAGTCACTCCTGATGAACTGTATTTGATGCCACGAACTGCTTCTCGTAATTGTGGAGTTAATGAATCTGGCATTTTGCAATAAACCATAAATGGTTCTTTAGTTTCTGCGTCAATGTAAATACCTTCTTCTTTTACATCTGCCTCTAATTCAGGAACTAATAAGCCTTTCATTTCTCTTGCTTCGGCTTTAGTTTTAATTCTTTGTATTTCAAATACAGGTAAATCCATTATGAGGGTATCTCACTTCCAGTTAGTTCTGCAACCGCATGCAATATAGCATCAGCATTACTGTCAACATCATATTTAGTTCTTAATTCATTTAATTGATTTATGATCCAAATGTACTGATCGTTTTTATATTCACACATTAACAAACGAACAGTTCTTTCTGCGTAGTGTTCTGCTCGCTCTGAAAGTGTTGGTCGTTTTTGAATATTTTCGTGCATCGCTTCTGCGTTCGCAATTTTCCACTCAACTGGCGCTTGTTCTTCAATTAACGCAAGTAAATCATCAACATCTGCTGGAACATAACCAGTACCAGTTAAATCCATTTCTTTCAATAAATCTAATAATGCTTGCTCATCATAAGCGCCCATGTCTGCAAGTCTATTATCTGCAACAACAATTTTTTTAGCAGCAGCATCATCTACATCTAATTCCACAATATTGATTTCTGTCCAGCCTAATTCTTTTGCTGCTTTCCATAAATGATTACCGGCAAGAATTTGCTGCGTTGATTTTTGAACAACAATAGGTTTGTATTGCCCATTAACTTTCAATGAATCAATTAACTCTTTGATGTTGCCCCTGCGTGGGTTGCCTTCAAATTCTTTTAATGAATCAATAAGAACTTTATTAGTTTGCATTTTTGCCTCTCTCGCAACAGGCGAGGCTATCTA